TCTCTTAAAAAACATGTAGATACACACTGCAACAGAGAGAGCATAAGACTTACCACTGCCTCGTGGAGCCAAAATTGCTAGTTTTCTGTGTTTTGCGGGGTTACCGGACGGGTGTGTTAAACATGCTACAACTATACGTTCTTGTAAAGGTCGTAGTTTAAGAGGTCTTCTTGCTTGGTCTATGAGATAAGACTCACAAAATGCCCTAACAAGTAGCGTCATTTTCTTTTCAGAGACTCTACATTTCTCAAAAACGTCTTCTAAAGCTCTAGAATCGTGCGCTAGCCTTCCACTAATCGCTGCGTTCAGCTTCTTCTGTTCGTTCTTCACTGGGGTCGTCATCTAAATCACCTAACATTGCCATAAAATTTTCTGTATTCTTTTCAGTCACTGTTGGAACTTCAATATTTAACGCTCTAAATTCTGTATGAATATCACGTACTATCGAGTTTCTTTGTCGCAAGAGCTCTGTTCGTAAGTTAACATCCCGAATATGTACAGTAACTTCTTCCCAAAGCACGTTTTCAAGCCACAAATTGCGCGCCAGAAGGCGGACAAGCTCTTTATGCCTAGCATATTCTGCTTCTCCTACCCTCTCGCGAAGTCGTGCTTCGTATTCCTCGACGTCCATTACTTGGATTCATCAAGGGCTGCCTTGACTTTAGACTTAACAAGACTTGCAAGTTCATCATCTTTTTCATCCCAAGCTGTAATTAATACATTCTTGACTAAAGAGTCTTTAACATGCTTCTGTGCTGTTTCGTCCATTTTCTCAAAGGCTTTCATCTGTACTTTAGTTAGATTCTTATCTAGTAAACCCATTAGTTCAGCTTCGTTATTCTTTAGGTATTTAAAGACTAACATTTTAACTGCTGGTACGGTATATGCAATGTATCCTGCCATACCGATTACTAAAGCAGCTAAAGCCATAAGTAATGGTTCGTCCATTAGAGAATCTAATAAACCAGTTTCTTCTACAGTGTCCAAGATAGCAGTTAGGTTGCCCTCACTGG